AACCCCAACCCCCCTAAAATGTTGACAGTCTACTGACTATATATACATAGTAATTTGCACAAACACACAGTAAAATCCATAAACCAAACCTGTTTTTTGCCTACCCCACCCCCTATTTTCTATATTTTTGCCCTGGGACCCCTATGTGCGTAGAAAATTTTGCAAATTTTTACCATTTTTCCTTGTTTTTTTATGTGAAGTGGTGCAATATGGTAAAGTCTGTAGAGTAATTCGCTTAGATTATCCCATATTTAGTAACCAACTACAGTATGTACCTACTGGTAGATACTTACTAGTAGTTTTTTTAATTTAGTTTATAAGTAAGTAGGGAGTATCTATGTCTAGTAACATACTAAGCAAAATTCAGAACTTAAATATAGATGAAAAACAGGAATTACTAGGACTACTAGAAGAACTAGAGCTATCAAAGTCAAGAGATGCCTGTGCAGAAAGCTTTTTGCACTATGTAAAACAGATGTGGGCGGCTTTTATCCATGGAAAACACCATGAAGTTATGGCGGAGGCTTTTGAAAAGGTATCAAATGGCGAATGTAAGCGTCTTATTATCAATATGCCACCCCGACATACTAAGTCAGAGTTTGCATCTTACCTTTTGCCCTCTTGGTTCTTAGGACAAAACCCAGACAAGAAGATTATACAAACTGCCCATACAGCAGAACTAGCTGTAGGCTTTGGTAGGAAGGTCAGAAACCTCGTAAATAGTAAAGATTTTCGCAATATATTCCCAGATGTTAGTTTGCAGGCGGATTCTAAGGCTGCGGGTCGTTGGAATACGAACAAAGGTGGTGAATATTTTGCGATTGGTGTAGGCGGTGCTGTAACTGGTAAAGGTGCAGACTTGCTTATCATCGATGACCCGCACTCTGAACAAGAAGGTGCATCTGCAGACATTAATGTTTTCAACCGCACTTACGAATGGTACACGTCTGGACCCAGACAGCGTTTACAACCAAATGGCTCTATCGTTATTGTGATGACTCGATGGCATCAAAAAGACCTTACTGGTCAAGTAGTTGATGCTAGCATAAAGCGAGGTGGAGCAGACCAGTGGCAGATAATTGAACTTCCAGCCATATTACCCTCGGGCAACCCGTTATGGTCTGAATTTTGGAAACTAGAAGAACTAGAGGCTTTGAAAGCAGAATTGCCTGCTAGCAAGTGGATGGCTCAATATCAACAAGACCCAACCGCAGAAGAAGGTGCTTTAGTTAAAAGAGAATGGTGGCAAGTATGGGAAGAAACGAATCCTCCTCAATGTGACTTCATCATACAGTCTTGGGACACCGCCTTTCTAAAAACTCAACGTGCTGACTACAGTGCGTGTACCACTTGGGGTGTATTCTATAAAGAAGATGAAGATAGCGGACAGCTAGCACCTCAACTTATATTACTAGATGCTTATAAGAAACGTTTAGAGTTTCCAGAACTTAAACAAGTAGCTTTAGAAAAATATAAGTATTTTAAACCCGATGCTTTTATTGTTGAGGCAAAAGCAGCAGGTATGCCACTGATATTTGAATTAAGGCAAATGGGCATACCAGTCAGTGAATACACACCTAGCAGAGGTAACGATAAAATATCTAGGGTTAATGCAGTATCAGATTTATTTTCTTCTGGTGTAGTTTGGGCACCCGCAACTAGATGGGCAGAAGAAACAATAGAAGAGTTTGCAGCTTTTCCAAATGCTGAACATGACGATTTAGTTGATAGCAGCACGCAAGCTTTGTTAAGATTTAGACAAGGCGGTTTTGTTCCTTTGTATTCTGATGAAGAAGAAGAAGAATTAGAGCATAACAGAAAAGCAGATTATTATTAGGAGAAAATATTGGCAATAGAAAAACAACCAGCCACACCTATAGAGGGTATGGTAGAACAAGAGCCAGATTCAGATATAAGTATTAGCGTAGAAAATCCTGATTCAGTATCAATAGAAACAGAAGATGGTGGGATGATTATAGATTTTGACCCACAAGCAGAAGAAATGTCTGCTGATTTTGATAGCAACCTTGTAGAGTTTATTGATGAAAATGAATTAGAACGTATTAGTTCTGAACTTATCAATGCCTTCAACATGGATAAAGACTCTCGTAAAGAGTGGGAAGATACTTATACTAAAGGCTTAGACCAACTAGGTTTAAAGATAGAAGAACGCACACAGCCTTGGAATGGTGCTTGTGGTGTGTTTCATCCTATGCTTAGTGAGGCAGTTATAAGGTTTCAATCACAAGCTATTGCAGAACTATTCCCAGCCAAAGGACCTGTTAAGACACAGATTATTGGCAAGATGTCATCCGATAAAGAAAAACAATCACAAAGAGTTCAAGACTATATGAATTATTTGTTGACCTACGAGATGACAGAATATCGTACAGAAACAGAAAAGTTATTGTTTTCATTACCTTTAGCAGGTTCTGCATTTCGTAAAGTATATTACGACCCAACACTAGGCAGACCTTGTAGTTTATTTGTACCAAGTGAAGATGTAGTTGTTAATTATGGTGCATCTGATTTAGAAACTTGCGAACGTGCAACTCACGTTATGAAAAAATCATTTAACGATATTCGTAAAATGCAAGTGAGTGGTTTTTACAGAGATGTAGAACTAAGTGATACCAGTGATAACGTTACAGACATACAAGAAAAGTATAACGAACTAACTGGTGAAAACATGAGTGATATGTATGACCAAAGACATACACTCTTAGAAATGCAAGTTAATTTAGATTTACCAGGCTTTGAAGATACAGCTAATGGTAAACAAACAGGCATAGCTTTGCCTTACGTAGTTACTATTGATATGGCAAGTAATGTTGTATTAAGTATACGTAGAAACTATTTTGAAGATGACCCACAAAAAAATCGTAGGTCACATTTTGTTCATTATCAGTATTTGCCTGGTCTTGGTTTTTATGGCTTTGGTTTGATACACATGATAGGTGGTTTAGCAAAATCAGCAACAAGTTTATTAAGACAATTAGTAGATGCAGGAACACTGTCTAATTTACCTGGTGGTCTTAAAGCCAGAGGTCTTAGGATTAAAGGCGATGATACTCCAATAATGCCAGGTGAATTTAGAGATGTGGATGTTCCAGGTGGTGCTATTAGGGATAATATAACCTTCTTACCGTATAAAGAACCATCTGGAACGCTTTATCAGTTGCTACAAAACATAGTAGAAGAAGGAAGAAGGTTTGCTAGCATATCAGATATGAAAGTTAGTGACATGAACTCACAGGCTCCTGTGGGAACTACGCTAGCTTTATTAGAAAGAAATATGAAAGTTATGTCTGCAGTGCAAGCAAGATTACACGCATCTTTACGTAGAGAGTTTGATATTCTTGTAGGCATTATCAAAGATTTTACATCACCAGCATATCCTTATGATACTGATGAAAATGAGCAGATAAAATCCTCTGACTTTGATAATAGAGTAGATGTATTACCAGTATCTGACCCTAACGCATCTACTATGGCACAAAGAATTATGCAGTATCAAGCAGCTATGCAATTAGCACAGTCTGCACCTGAAATGTATGATTTAAAAGAACTACATAAACAAATGCTAGAGGTTCTAGGTATTCAAGATGTAGATGATGTAATACCAAGCGAAGATGATATTCCTCCAGTTGACCCAGTAACTGCAGTAATGAATTTAATCAATAATAAACCTATTAAAGCATTTGATTATCAAGACCATGATGCACACATACAAACTGTGGCTGCAGCACAAGATAATCCTGAAATACAGGCTTTATTGGAGAAATCCCCTAATGCTCCAAGTATTGTTGCAGCAGCATCATCTTATATAAATGACCACTTAACTATGAAGTTTAGAAATCAAGTGGAAGAAGAAATGGGTATAGAGTTACCACCTATGGGTGAACCTATACCAGCAGATATAGAAAAACGTATATCTGATTTAGTGGCTGAGGCTGCAAGCAGAGTAACAGCAAAAGCTATTTCAGAGGCAGAACAAGCCAGAATAGCAGAACAACAAAAAGACCCACTTATTCAAATGAAAGAAAGAGAAGTTGCTGTAAGAGAGGCTGACGTACAACGTAAAGCTACTGCTGACCAAGCTAGAATATCCTTAGCAGCAGCAAAAGCACAATCTCAAGAAGAGATAGAAAAAGAAAGAATCAAAGCAAATAAAGAAATTGCAGGTGCTAAGATAGGTCAAGAGATTGCTAGCGATTTGCTAGAAAACGAAAGACTTAGCAAAAAGCAAGCAGTAGATGATTATAAAACAGGTATTGACATAGCTAAGGAAATAGTTAAAGATAGCAATTAATATGGATAATGAAATCAAACAGCTATCGTTGTCTGAATATTTAGGCAAACAAATTAGAAGTTTGATGAATGAACACACTGACCATATTGCTACAGGAAACATTAAAGACTTTTCTGAATACAAAAGGTTATGTGGTGTTATCGAGGGTTTGGCTCTCGCAGAACGTGAAATGTTGGACTGGATAGAACGACATACACAAACATAGGAACTCAACTCCTTTAAGTTGTGCAAGTATATGAGTAAAAAAAATAAAGACGACAAACAATCAAAAGAAGTAAAAAAACAACTACCAGACCCTAGCGGTTATAAAATTTTAGTTGCTATGCCAGAGGTTGAAGAAAAAACTGAAGGCGGTATTGTTAAGGCTTCTACTACAGTTAGAGACGAAGAAGTTTCTAATATTTGTGGTTTTGTTTTAAAACTCGGACCCGATTGTTATTTAGATACTAAAAGGTTTCCTAACGGACCTTGGTGTAAAGAAAAAGATTGGGTTGTCTTTCGTGCCTACTCAGGGACTCGTATGAAATTATATGGAAAAGAGTTTCGATTAATTAATGATGACACTGTCGAGGCAGTTGTCGAGGACCCAACAGGAGTGGTAAGAGCATGAGTGAAGTACAAAATGAAGTAGTAAATGAAACTATTGAAACAGAGTTTCAACCTAATGCAGATGGTGTATTACAACCACAAAGCATGGAAGATAAATTCTTTGGAGTAAAAAACGAAGTAGTGACTGACAATACTGAAAAGGTTGAAGTAGAAATCGTAGACGATACTCCAGAAGAAGATAGGAGACCTCCTAAAAAAGAAACTAAAGAAGAACCTGTTGATGATGAAACTGTAGATAAAGAAATTACAGAATACAGTAAAAGAGCAGGCGACCGTATTAATAAAATTAAATACGAATTTCACGAAGAAAGAAGAGCTAAAGAAGCTGCACAAAGAACTGCAGATGAAGCTACAAAAAATTTACAGACCGTAATGTCAGAGAACCAACGACTACAACAGTTGATAGAAGAAGGTTCTAAAATGTTAAATAATCAAGCTGTGAGCAATGCACAATTTGCATCCACTGCAGCACAAGCTGAATACAAAAAAGCTTATGAAGAAGGTGATGCTGACAAAATGGCTGAAGCACAAAAAAAAATATCGCAAGCTGCTTTATTAGAACAACAAGCACCTTACTATGCGAATCAGTATGTGCAACAAAGTCAAGTTCAACAACCCCCAGTGCAAGAAACTGAAGTTCCAAAGCTAGATGCAGCACAAGTTGAATGGCAAAGTAAAAATCCTTGGTTTATGAATAATCAAGACACTAAACACAGACAAATGACATCTTATGCTATTTATGTGCATGAAGGTTTAATTCGAGATGGTGTAGACCCTGCAACACAAGCAGATAAATACTATTCATCTATAGATGATAAGATGCGTAAAGAATTTCCAGATTTTTTCGGTGTAACTCCAGAAGCTCCAGAAGTGGAAACTGAAGTTGTAACAGAAGAAAAACGACAGCCTTCAAACGTTGTCGCACCCGCAACGAGGAATAGCGGTACTAATAAAAATCCTCGCAGTATACGTTTGACTCAGACCCAAGTTAATATAGCACGTCAACTTGGTATAACACCTGAGCAATACGCAAAACAAATGTTAAAGGAGACTTAAATGTCAGAAGAAAATATTACAAATAACAACGAAGAAACCGTAGAGGCTTCAGAACAAGTGCGAACCCCAAGGGGTGGAGATGACCGAAAGGTAGAACAACGAAAAGAAAGCTGGGAGAACCCATCAAATCTCCCAAACCCAGACCCACAACCTGGTTGGGTTTTTAGATATATTAGAACTAGTTTATTAGGCGAAGCCGATAATCCTAATGTATCAAAAAAATTCCGAGAAGGTTGGGAGCCATGTAGGAGTGAGGACCATCCAGAATTACAAATTCACATGATGGACTATAAATCTGAGTGGGCATCCAAGGGTCATATTGAAATAGGTGGGCAACTGTTATGTAAGATGCCAGCAGAAAAGGCGAAAGCAAGAGATGAGTATTTCCAGAGAATGGCAAAGACTCAAATGGAATCTGTAGATAACGTATATTTTAAAGACCAAGATTCAAGAATGGCTACAAAGCAAGTTTTTGAAAGAAAATCTAAAACAACTTTTGGTAGGGATTCTTAATCTTATAAATTAACAATTATAATTAGGAGACAATTATGGCTTCATCAGCAACCCCTATGGGTGCTAGACCTGTTGGTTCTCTTGTATCTTGTGCGTATAACGCAAAAATTACACACTATAAAATTAAAAATAATTTTGGCACTGCCATTTTTTATGGTGATTTTGTAAAGTGGGCGGACGATAATCCAAATACAACTATACAAAAAGATACAGGTACAACTTCCATGACACCTATTGGTGTATTTTTAGGTTGTTCGTATACTGACCCAACAACTGGTCAATTTACCCAAAACAATCAATATCCTGCTTCAACAGCAGCAGATGATATTGTTGCATACGTGGCATCTGACCCATTCTTAGTAATGGCTATGCAATCTGACGAATCACTAGACCAAGATGACTTGGGCAAAAATGTGGCAGTCGTTCAGACAGCAGGCTCTACTTCAATAGGACAGAGCAGAAACGCAATAGATGGCAGTACTGCTGCTACAACTAATACACTACCATTAAAGATTATCGACTTTGTCGAAGGTCCTGATAGTGAAATTGGTGATAGTAATACTGACGTATTGGTGATGTTCAATGTAGGACATCAGTTATTAAACACAACAGGTATAGGTTAAGGAGTAAATAATGGCTAGTATTTCAAGAGCAAATCAACTTAAACAACTCCTTCCAGGCTTAAACGCCCTGTTTGGTGAAGAGTACACTATGTACGAGAATCAGCACGAGCAAATTTATACAACTGAAAACTCTGATAGAAGTTTTGAAGAAGAGTTAAAGCTGTCTGGATTTGGTGCTGCTCCCGTGAAAGATGAAGGTGCTGCTATATCTTACGATGTGGCTCAAGAATCTTTTGTGGCTCGTTATACACATGAGACTATAGCTTTAGGCTACAGTGTCACA